AGGTTGTATTGACATATACATAATTACAGCTTCATATAGTTTTTCAGTAGATGCAGTTTTACAACTACATGTTGATAAAGATAATTGAGATATTTTATAGTGTAAACATTTATTGATATTAAATGTGTTAGCAAAATAAGCTGTTGATTCATAACCTATTTGATATGCGTAGTCACTATTAAGTTGTACGTTTTCATTTATTACAATACTATTATCTGTATTAACTTGAAGCACTTCGTAGATTTCAAAATCACCAAAACCTGTAATATCTATTTTAATGTATTTAGCATTTGTAAATTCATTATAATCTGGTATAGCTAAAATATTAGGAGCACTTCCTTGATTAACAACATCAGATCCAGTAAACCAATTGTAATAAATTGATTTGTAAACAGCATCTATATAATTAATACCTATTAAAGTAGCTAAATCAAATGATTGTGTAGTACCTCCAGCTATTAATTGGGCATTAGTATTATTGTAATTAATAGAATATAAACTATCTACAGTTACAGGAATAGCAGAACCCGTGTAAGTTAAACTACCGTTATAATTTAAAATATTAAAATTAGAAGATAAAATATCAGATATTTCCCTTGTACCAGCAGGAGTTTGACCTGCACCGTAACCTCCAGGGTTTAAAATACCAAATACACCAGTAGTTTCCGTTAAAACTAAATACTGGGTTGATTGATTTGGTGTTGATTTATGTTTAGATATTAATGCCATTTATATTATGGAGTTATTAAATCAATTAAATAATCGTTTCCACCAATTGTAATTTTAAGCCTTTTTCCTGCTGCTCCAGAACCTGCACTAGCGGTTTCTAAATTAGCTGATAATATTAATTTTTGATTAATGTCATCAATTTCTAGTTTAGTAAGGTTTCCACCATTTAATTGTCCAAATGAATATAATCTATTATTTATAAAATCTAATTTTAAACCATTTTGGTTTCCACCAGAATAAAAACTAGCAAATTTATTACTGTCATCAATTAATAAATTAATTTGGTTACCTAGAGAAAATTCTCCAAATTTATATTGTAAATTAACAAAATCTAAAAATAATCCTTTGTCTGTTGCATTATTTGATGTTTTAATAATGGTATTACCATCATCTATAATAAAACATGTACCATTATTATAAGTATTAAAATCTCCTAATTTATATGCATTATTTGCAAAATCAAAATACAAACCTTTGTCATCACCTACATAAGTTTTTAAAACAGAATTTGCAGTATCATTTATAATAAAACTATCTTCAAATGTACCTTCATTATTATAAGGAACGTAAGTAGAAGTTGGATTAGTTCCTCCTCCACTACCAACACCAAGAGTAGTAGCTAAATCTTCTAAATTCATTTCAGAAGTACTGTTACCCATATTTAAAGTTACAAGTGCTCCTTTAAGACTAGGAATTGTTCTTTCAAGAAAATTACCATTAATTGTATTCATGTTTCAAATATACGATTTAATTATAAAACAAAAAAGGGTAGAATTTCTTCTACCCTAATTTGTTTATGACAACACTTATTTTTTATTACCAGTTAGTACTAGATAAAATAGTAGCTAAATCTGTAGCTTGATTACTACTTGTAGTAGGAACAGGAACAGCAATAATAGCACTTAGAGTTTCACCTGCTTTGTAACCTTGAGCAGTATAATCAGGAACACTAGTTCCGTATTGTAACCCAATAGTTGAATATTTAGATGTACTTACTGAATAAAGAGGGAAATTATCCGGTAAGAAAATACGGTTAATAAATCCACTGTAACCAGCAGCAATTAACTCTTTCTTAAATACTTGAGGATAAGTACCGTTACCTTCAGTGTAAGTAGGTAAAAGACCTGTTACAACAGTTGCACCACCAGCTAAAGCTGTTACAATAGGAATAGTTACTATAAACTGAGTTGTACTAATAACAGCAGCAACTCTAGTACCAGTTGCAAATGCACCTGTACCAGCAGTTACAGAAACTACCATACCTTCAACTAAACCTGTAGTACTTGTTACAGTAACTAAAGTTGTAGAAATAGTACCAGTAGCACCAGCAGCTGAAACGTAGTTAGCAGCAATAGTACCTAACTCTGAAGTAAATGCTTTAGCTACAACTTGGTTGTTTTGTACAGGAGCACCTGAAAGATTTACATTGCAACTAACATTTAAAATTTTGTTAGGCATTGGTTCCAATACGTTTGATCCGTTGAAAGTGTTACCAGTTTCAGTTACACGGATACCAGCATTAGCAGCAACTACAGTAGAGTTAATAACAAAACCAGTAGTTAAACCAGAAATTGTAGCACCTACAGCAAGCAATGAATTTACATAAGGTTTAGTTAAAGTAACAGTAGTACCATTAACATCAGCAATTTGATATATTGCATAAGTAGTACCGTTAGCAGCACCAAAACGTAACCAGCTACCAATAATCATATCTACTGAAGTAGTTGATAAAGTAACTGTTGTAGAACCGTTAGTTACAGTTGCAGTTGGAGTTGAAGTTGGAGCAGCAGTTGCAGCAGCACTTAAAGTCTCAGCAAAAGCAAAACGTTGAGCCGGCATTACATCATTGTTAGAAAGTAAAAACTGAGTGTTTACATCTTTTACAATAGCTTCAGCAATTGCAATTTGAGTTGCAGCAGCGTTAGTTTGGAAGAATGGAGTAGATCCTACAGTTGGAAAAGGAGGATTACCGTAAGTTAAGTTTTGTACTTTGAAATCATAAGTACCAGCAATACCTGAAGGTAAAGCGTAAGCAGCAGTAACACCATCATAACCAGTCACAAATACGTTAGGTATTGGTGAACTAAATGCGGTATTTAAATAAGCTCTTTTTTCTCCTGGTTGGATAGTAAACATTTTGATATTCTTACCAGAAGGAACTCCTTGAGCAATTACTACAGGTAGTAAAGCTTGAGCAGCACTAATAGCGGCAGTAATCAAAGTGTAAGTACCATCATTAGCCAAAGAATAAACTCCAATTTGACCTGAAGTTAACAAGTAAGGGCTAGCAGCACTTGTGTAGGCAACGTTTGTGCCAATTAAAACATTTTTAAGCATGTTTGTTTGTTTTTGTTTTTATTTGTTATTAATTAAAAATTTATTCATCTGTTTTCTCTACTTCCATTGAAGTTTGTATCCTCTGAGGATTAGCTTCAAAGTTTTCAAGAAGTAAATTTACACAATCTCTAACAATCTCAGCATGTGTATGTTCAGCTAACTCACATGATTGATTTTGTTCTAGATTAATTAAATTAGGTTTACGAATATACGATATTGCAATTTCTTTTACAATAAACATATTAGGTTCAAAAAACACATCTATACTATTATCACTAATAATACAAATAGGTCCATCTGAAACTGATGTTTTATTAAAAGGATCTTGTTGTACAATATAAACGTCATCTTGTTGTAAGAATCTATTTGGTACAACTAAATCACTTCCACCTGTTCCTGTAAAATAAGTATAAGTTTTAGTTGCAGTATTATATTCAGTTCCAGATTCTCCAAAACCAACAGTAATACTACCTGAACTTGTTTTTACACCTATTAAATCAGCAGTCAAATCTTTAAAAGAACTATAGAAACTCCAATTCGTAGCACTTAATTCAGTAAGTATCAAATTAATTAATAAGCTTTTATCCTCAGTAGTATAATTAGCTATTTCAGGATATAGACTTACATTAAATAAATTAACACCATCTACTTCAATAAAAAAACTTGCATATGTAGTCTCAGCATCCGGTATGGTTACCAAAGCTACATAAAAGCTCTGTGTAGCAGTAGATTGTGTTATACTACCACATGAATTATAATATACCTTACTTCTGTTAGAAGTTAAAAACCAGTAATCATCTGGAAAATAAAATCTACCTTTAGTAGTATAATCAAAATCATTAGTAGGTAACTGATATACTTTATCGTAATAATTAGGAATAACTAAATTCCTTAAATCATCAATACGTTTTTGACTCATCTCAAAACCACGTCCTTTAGCATTAGACAAAGGAGAATATCTTTGTTTGATAAATCTTTCCTGTGCCCTGTTTAAGAAATAGTCTTTTTCTTGAGGTAGAATTATATCATATAGATTGGAGTTAACTTTATTTAACTCCAAATCTATAGCGATATGCATATCATTTACTGTCATTTATTATTTTGTTTCTTTTTTACTTTTACCAGTTTTACTAGTAATTGGTGTACCAAATTGATCAAGTCTTGCTTTTAATATTGCATAGTCTTGAGAGTTGTTACCATCTTTCATCCAAGAGATTGTACCTTCTAATGATCCTAGGTTTTCAGTACCATTTAAATACTTATTACCTTCTTTCATTAATACACCTGCTTCGACCATAGATGCTACCTCTGCTTTGTAAATCAAATCTTTGTCGTTCATTACTTCTAAGAAGTAAGTAGGATCTTTTTGAATTACTTCAGCTATCTTCAGTTTCTTTCTATCTACATTAAGTTTAGTTAACTCAGATAAAGAACCTAGTTCTGGGAATTTAGAAATAACTGTTCTAATTAACCAGTCCATCTTATCTTCATCTTCATCTAACTTAGCAAACTCTACGTAAGCTTTAGCAGTTACTTCAAGTTTAGCTCCTTTAGAAATGTTTTCAGCTTCTGGATCTTCAAAATAATATTGAAGATGCTCTGCACCTAAACACTCTTCTTTTGTTTTTGCTGTCCAAGGATGTTTTTTAGCAAATTGGTATTTTAAATAATCTTCGATATTAACTGGATTACCAGCACTATCTAAACCAATTTCTAAATCTACACCTTCTGGTTTAATCTTAATAGTTAAGTTTTTATACCAGTGTGTAACAGCACTTCTAAATCCAGGATCAGTTACTTTTAACCCTACAATTTCAGACATCCATTTGTCTTCTTCTTCGTAGCTAAAAGCTCTAGCAGTGTTACCACTAGAATCTGCATAACTTCCTAGATTACAAATTTTCTCTTCTTTTAATTCTTTAGGTAAACCGAATCTTACGATTTCCTTTCTTTTCAATTTAATTTTTCTACTTATCATATTCTTTGTTTTAAAGTTGTCGGGGGCAAGGAATCGAACCTCATCTGTAATCATCATAGATTACGTGCTGCCATTGAACACTACAACCCGATATAAGTAGGGGATTTTAACCCCCTACTTTATTTTATTACAATCCAGCTACACACTGTAAGTCAATTGAGGTGTTGAAACGTCTCAAAATAACTTGACCAGTTTTCATCATATGTAATGAACTAGCATCTTTATCAGTTGCAACAACATCGTTACCTGACAAGTTTTGACTAACTTCATTCATACCTTTTACCATAGCACGAACCATTGAACGGCCTTTTTTGCTTACCATCATTAAGTTAGATGTACCATCGTAAACTGAAGTATCAACAAAAGTCATACGATAAGACTCTAGAGGTAAACCAGTTTTAGGGTGGAATAAACCTTTAGAAGCAGGACCATCATCATATAGACGATTAGTTACTACGTTAACTGTGTAACCATCAACGTGTTGATAAGTATCGAAGTAACCACCTAATTTTAAGTTGTATCCTCCACCACTTACGAAACGGTTGTCAGTTAATTTGATGTAACCAGCACCTAACAATTCAGCTTTCATTGCTTGGTCAAATGCATCACGTCCACCTGTACCAGTGAATAAAGTGATTTGTTTGTTTTCAGCATCTGACATACCAAAGAAAGTATCACGAATAGTTTGTTTGATTTTCTCAGCAGTTAATTCTGAGTAAGTATCTTTGTTAACAACTTGCTCTAACAAACCTGAACCACGGAATACCGGGTTACCTTCTTCGTCACGTTCATTGATTTGACCATTAACGTCACGGTTTGATTTTGAGTACCAGTAGTTAGATTCACACTCTCTACGGAAACTCAAGTTATGTTGCCATTCTTCAAATGACCACCATAATTGTTTAGATCCTCCACCTTTAGTACCTAATTCAACACCTTTAGCTCCACGGTATTTAACGTTACCTTCCCAAGCATAAGACTTACGAATAGTTGAAACGTCACCACGAACTTTGAAAGGAGCAGTTGAAGTAGACTCAGATCCACGTGATCCAAAACTAGCAGCAGCATACCAACCTAATGAGTAAAGAGCACCAGCACCTAATTCACTTGCAGGAATAAATTCACTTGCAGATTTAGCACCAGCAATTTTTACTTTGTACTGCCATTGTGAACCGATGTTTTTACGATCAGTAATAACCAATTGGTAACCTCTAGGAGAGATAATGGTGTACTTGTTAGGGAATAAACCTTCGTTAAAGGTCATTAAAAATTCACCGAAACCGATACCAGCATTAGTAATAGTTACTGCAGCAGCTAACGGAACAGCTTTGAAGATACGACCTACTACGTCATATTCGTATTCGTCACCTTCAATTTCCATTGTAGAACGCATACCTTCTGATAAGTAGTGAAGTGGGAAACGGTTATCCTCATTACCCATTAAATAGGTAAGTACAGGAGTGATTTTTTCTGGTTGAGTTAATAACATTCTGCTTAATGAAGCATCGTTAGTTTTCATTGACTCGTTCCAGGTTTGAGCTGTGATAATTCTAGCCATGTTTATTTATTATTTGTTTAAGTTTTAATTGCTTGAATCCCAATCAATACTATCATTTGCAACACCAGCTGTAGAATTTCCTCCTTTTAATTTAGAAGTTCCAGCTTTTAGTTTATCACGTAAACTATTTGCTTTCTGTGTTTGTGCAGCAGTTGATATATATTTATTGAGATTAAATTTGTTTTTTACAGCAATAGCTAATTCTACACGTTTACTAGGATCTTTTAGAATTTCATTTAAGTCTTTCATAAAAGCTCCTTGTGTATCATAATCAAAAATTGCTTTCTTTTCATTAACAGGTATTGTAAAGTTATTTACCTTACCGTTGTCAATTACTTGTTTTACATTACCAAAAAACCTTTGGGTATTTTGTTTCTTAGCCATATCAGCTCTTCTTTCTTCTTCAAGTAAAACAGATCTATCTTTTTCTTGGATAGCTGCTAGTTTAGTTGAAGCAGTTTTAGCTTGCTTTGATAATGTACCTGCAATTTCTAAATCTTCTATTGCTTCTTTTATCTCATCATCAGAATAGTCCATCTTTTTATAGAATGTCCTCATTACTGATTTTTGAACATCTTCATTAGTTAAATCCACAGATTTATAATCAATCTCTGGGTTAACAGTTGTAAAGAACGATTTTACTTTATCTTCAGTTGCGTCTTCACCCAACATCTGTAAGTAATCAAAAAAGTCTGAAGCTACCGGTGGTAATGCTTCTAACCATCCATTTAATTTAGCATCTGCAAATTCTTCAGCAGCTCTTTGAGTAAACTCAATTAAACCGTCTTCTGAATCTTCAAATTCTTCATCTTCACCTAATTCAATACCTAATTTATTTGCAATAGATTTGATAAAACCTTCTTCAACTTCATCAGTTTCGTTGGTTTGCTCTTCTTCTTCCTCAATTCCTTGAGTTCCTTCAGGTTCTTCTTCTGTCTTTGAGATAATCTCAGTTCCTGCAGGTGTTGCATCTTTTTTAGGTCTACCTCTTTGTTTTTTAACTTCAGGCTCAGTAGTTTCCTGGGTTGTTTCTTCTTTAGTAGTAGTCTCATCTACCAAGTCATCTACTGATGATGTAGCTCCTAGAGTTACGTCATCAAAATCTAAATCTTCTAATTCACTCATAATCTTTATGTTTTCGTTTGTAAAATTACTATATATTATTTGTACTATAAAACAGGTGCTAAAAGTTGTTTTTAACACCTATTTTATATTACACTTATTTTTCTCCTTTTTGCTTATTTTCTTTAGCAACTTTAAAGGCCATGTCTGCTTTATACTTCTCAGTAGCAGCTTTACGTTGAGAATCTATTTCTTTTTGAGACAATTCTTGTTGTTTAATTCCAAGTTCTTGTTGTTTCAATCCTATCTCAGCAGCTCTAGATATATCTTCAGTGTTAGGCCCTTCATCCATAGCATAAGCTGTAAGTTCAGTTTTACGTAAATCCCATTCACCTTTTCTATCTATAAGTTCTAACTCACGTTCATGTTGCATGTTAGCATATTCTTCTTGTTGAGCAGCTAATTGTTGCTGTTGTTCAGTTCTCATCTTTTCCATTTGTTGAGCATACTCATCTTGTTTTTGTTCAGCATAAAGCATCTTAGCTTTAAGTTCTGTAAAGCTTTCAGAGTTAATTACGTCAACAATCATAGATGGTTTAGCACCATTCTGAATAAAGTTTACTAACTGAGCTTCAAGTTGTTTACGTTTTTCAACCTGTTTACCAGATAAAGCTACAAATATACCGTACTCAGCTTCAGAGTGTTCAATAGGATCTACATCCATATAAACTATCTTACCAGTATCTGGAAGTACAAATGAAGTTTTCTTACCATCTATCCAAGCAAATTTAGAGTAATCTAAAAGTCCTTGGTATTCTCTTTCTTTAAACTCATCAAAGAGTGTAAAGTAGATTTCAGTAATTAAAGATGATTGTACTACAGCTCTTTCTACACCACCTACAGTTTCAGATGTATTAATCTGACCTTGACGTTGACGAGTTACACCACATACTTCCTCCCATTCAGATTTAATAAACCTAAGTAGCTCTATATAAGATTGAATAGTAGAAGATGCCATTCTAAGTACAGATTGATGTGTAGAAGATTCTCTAAAACCTTCTTTGTTTCTATCTATAAATAAGATATTAGTAGCATCACCATATAATAACCACTCATCTAACGACATGTTTTTAGGTTTTAGATTTACATCTAATTGTATCATGTCATCTTTCATCTTAGCCATAGCTAATTTTAGACGATGGAATGTAGCATTATAAAGTACTTGATAAGGTACACCTAAAATTACTAATGATATATTTCTAGAGTTAATAGCAGATAATACTCTACCATTATAAGGTAACTTACATTTTGATAAATTGTCTAATGAAGTTCTTTGTACAGGTATAGGACGTATTCTAAAATACATATCTGTACCAATCAAATAACCTTCCCAAATTTCATTTACCCAAAACCATTCTACTTCTTGACCTAATTCTTTAAGTGGTTTAAAAGTCTCATCTACTTCTATAGATTGTTCTACACCGAACTCATCCATGAAGGTACAGATACCAACTTTTTTCTTACTTTTCCAAACAACGTGCTTAACCTCAACAAGACGATTATAAACATTTTGAGGGCCAGTACGGTCATACAAATTAGGAGCAGAAGCAGAAAAAACGGTAGTATTGCTACCCAAAGTTTCAATTTTGTTAATAGCATCTTTAATTTCTTGTTCATTTTTACCTAAATCATCATAAAAAAATTCTACAATAGTTGATGGGTTCATGTATTTACGTCTTACACACCACTCAGCATCTTCAATAAATTGATTATCTGGATCTTTATCATAATCCAAATCTAAAACGTTTACTACTTCATAGTAAGGTTCGTTGTTTTCTACAGTTTTATAAGAGTAAACTTCACCTGATACTAACCAATGGAAAAACTCTAAATGGAATTTTTCTTGTAACTTACAATATTGATGGATGTATTCTAATGAATGTTGACCTAATATAGCACGTTTATCTCTATAGCTAGACATAAATTCTTCTTGAACTGCTTCAGGTTTAGGTACTTCTTCACTAGGAATACCAGTGTCTACACCTTGAGCATTAAGTTCATTAACAAACATTTGCTCTAAATTTTGAAGAACTACTTTATTCTTTTCTTCAAGTACTTGATTAGTAACGTCATCATTAGTTACATATACTTCAAAGTTTTTAGGTCTTTTAGCAAACTCTCCCCATAACAAATCCACTTTAGGTTTAATAATAGGATAGTTTACTACGTCAGCCCAGTCACCTTCTAGTTTTTTACCAAAAGGTTCAGTAATTAATCTGTAGTCGTCAATATCTATATGACCATTGTAATAATCATATAGTTTTTTAAGTGCCCATTTATGTTGAGTTGTTGCAAAGTACGACCTATTGATATAAGATCTCATAGTCT